ACATTTATTCCGGTGCGCTGGCTTACCGGAGCACAGAGAGGCGAGGTGGTGCTCTTTCCCGCCGACTGCCTGGTCTTGTTGAGCGACCCGGAAAGGGTGAGCCGATGACTAACACAGAAATAAAAGCGGGAGACCTGATGCGTAACAACGAGAACCGCTGGGAGAACGCCGAGGCGGAGCGGCGTGTGCTTCGCCGAGCCGGACGGCTGTGCCCGCACCACTCCGAGGAGGAGCAGAACGCACGGGCCGGCTCCCTTATTCTTGTGACCGGACCACCTTTGGGTGAGTGGGGGTGCTTCCGTGTGCGCTGGCTGAACGGCTATTTCGCCGGCTTGGAAGAAACATTTGACCCGACGAACTACTGGGAAGAACCGGGCAACGGAACCGACTTTTGGTTCATCGCGGACGACTGGACGAAGGTGAGCCACGGAAAATAAAAAAAGAAACCGCTTGACTTGCGATGAAGGATGAACTACAATAGTAACAGATGAGAGAGGGTGTGAGAACACCCGACAACAATAGGCGAGAGCCAAGGAGAAAAAGAAGATGAATAAGAAAACGAATAGACTATTGAGAGAGAACGGGGAGGTGCGACGACAAGAGTTTGACTTCCGCCCTGTGGAACTTTGGAGTGTGAGTGCCTGGTATTATTCAGACTACGACAGCGAGCGTATTTTTGAGGATGAGTATTACACGAACCGGGATGATGCCGATGCGAGGAAGGAACAGTTGCTTACCCACCGCGAACTTTATAAAGACTGGGCGTGGGGCGACGGGGAAAAGACTTGGGGTGAGGACCGTAACATTTCCGTGGGCGTATGGAAGGTGAAAGCCTATGACCGGCTGCCGACGGGAGGAGAGTGAAATGAATAGAGAACTACTGGAACTTTGGGAGGTTGGCGCTCGCGTAAGCAACGACGACAACGAGTTTGGCGGCTGGCCTGGCCGCGTCTTTGAGACAGAGTATTACAAGAACGAGCAAGACGCGCTCGCCCGGAAGGAGCAGTTGCTTACGCGGCCGTGCCCCGTGAGCGAAGGGAACACTTGGGGAGACGAGGGAGGCATCATCGTTTATTGCGAGCAGGTCACTTGCTTCAGCAGGCCCTACGAGAAAACAGTAACCATTATGCTGGACGAAGAAACTTTTTGCCACCTCGTTGGAAGACCACCTAAAAACAAGGATGAGTTTGATGAGTTCGTGTTCCTTTATGAAACGTATGAGTGGGAGGACCTTGTTTGTTGGGACGAACTACTATGAGACGATGACGAAAAGTAAATAAAAAGTGGTTGAGGTTGATGATGAAACATTTATTTTACAACCAATAGAGAGACCCTGGTGGGGGGTATGAGCGGGCGAGAACCCGAGGTTGGATGGAGGGCATTTTATTATGAGGCGAATAGGAAGAATAAACGCCTCATAGAACGAGGCGAATAGGCCACGGAGGTTCAGTATGAGCGGAAAGAAGGTCGAGGTTAGAAAGAAATAAATAGGTTAGGAAAGGGTTAGGAAGAGGTTAGAACTACAAGGGAATAAAGGGTTAGAAAAGCCTACGAGGAGTTTATGAATAACACTTACAAAGCCTACGGGGACGACCTGCTGCCCCTAAACACACAAAGAGTTATGGTATTGTTGCATCGCAGCATAGCATAGAACGGCCACTACGGCCACTTTACAACGGACCCGGCGGTTAGTCAGGCCCTCCAAGGAGCATAGTTTTTTGTCTCATTATGACTATGCTAATAGCCGGTTTTTATGAGTGACCGGAACTCCTTTTCCTTGGGGGACGCTTACATAACCGCCGGGTCTTTGTTTGCATAGCAGGCAATAGGGCATAGCAGGCAATACAAATAAAACAAATAAAATAAAACAATAGGGTTGGTTGGCTTTTAGGGCTGGCTGGCCCTTTTCGCTTTGTGGCCTATGAGGGCCTGTGATGCCCTTGTGAGCCGTCCTATGGCTCTTTGGGTATGCTGGCCTACCAAGGGCCTATGAGCGTGTGAGAGGGCCTATTAGCCCTATGGAAAAAGTATCAATAGAAATAAAGACAAATAAAGACTTGACCTGTGGAAAGGTTGTCCCCAATAATAAAAACAAATAAAGACAATAAAAGACTTGACTTTGCCGTGAAGTTGTTTTTTACGAAAGCCGACTGGGGGCTGTTCGAGTTTAGGTTTGGGTAAGGGGGGGGTAAGCTTTTTTATCAACAGGGGATAGTTACCAACAGGGGGGAATACATAAGGTTGGAAGGGAAGTATGGTTTGCTATGGATAACAATAGCCTATTGACTATTGTTAACAGAAAACAAAAAGGTAATGTGGCTTACGGAATAACGCTTGACAACTGACTATTTAGTAAGATAGCTTACAGACTTCTAATGTGCTATTTGGTAATATGGCTTACAAATAAAACACACCCTTTACTTGACTTTTGTTTTATGTATTTTAAGGCATGCCCCCAAACTTCTATTATTTTTTAGGATAGTAAAACACAATGACGACAGACAACCCAATATTCCCTTGCAACCAATGTGGCGCTTGTTGCCGTGCCGCTAACCCTTTCACAGGCAGAGGGAGGTGCCCTGAGCTAGGGGAAGACAACCTCTGTAAAATATACGAGACTAGACCAGACATCTGTAGGGTGGAAAAGGTGTGGATGAAATACGGGCTGTCGTGGGAGGAATACGAAAAAATGGCGCTGGAAGCTTGTGCTCTACTTGACACAATGTTTTAAGGAACGAGACCCAAGACCTGTAAGGCACCTCGGGCTCGTCTTTGTGCCTGACCCGCAACAACGGATACCACTGTGGCCCAATGAAGTTCGATAATATAACTTAACTTAGGAGATAAATAATGCCTATTACCTTATCCGGTATTAGTAATGATATTCTCTCCACCACCATCTATGAAATAAGAGATGAGGTTGCGGAGGGTCTTTTTGAGACAACCCCCTTCCTATCAATGTCTAGGAAGTTGGGTAAAATAAAGTCTTTCTCAGGTGGCTATAAACTAGTCGTTCCTGTTGAGACGAAAGTGCATAGTCAGGTCACTGTATTAGACAGTGGCTGGGAAGCCTTGGACCTTAGTGTGCAAGACTTCACGGAGCAGGCGGAATACGACTGGACGCGTATTGCTATTCCTGTTCTCATTTCAGGTAGAGAAGAAGCAGAAAACAGCGGTGACCGTGCGGTCATCGACCTTGCCGAGGCCCGCTTTAAGAACGCCATGAGTGCTCTTATGCGTCAGGTCAATACGCAGATAGTGAAGGGTGGAACTACTTTCCCCACGCTTGGCTCGCTGAACGGCAACTCTGGCTCCACAACGGTGGCGGCTTCTGGTAGAACTGATGGCCTCTTGGAAGCCATTGACCCTGCTGCTGCGGCAACCAACACCATGGGTGGTCTTACTCGTGGTCTCATCCCTGGTCTTAGAAACCAGTGGGAGACCGCCGGTGGAACGCTGGCGATGGCTGACCTCTATGAGGTTGAGGCCAAAGCTTCTACGCTTCTTCCTGCGGGTGGCGACGGTGGTCGTTTCCACCTGACGCTTGCTTCGCCAAACGCCTATGTCGCGTATCGCAACCTTCTCTTTGATAAGGAGCGCTATGTCGACGCCAAGACGCTTGACGGAAATGGTGTCGCATCTCTCGCGTTCTCTTCGGGCATCATTGCCCCTGAGCGTGCGGCAGATGTGAGTGCTGCTGGAGACGGCAGAAACTCTTTTATGATGCTTAACCTTGATGGTGTTCAGCTCCATGTCCATAACGGGGCGGACTTCTCCTTCAGTGGGTTTGAGAACATCAGCGGCTATGATGGTAGATATGGCCGTATTCTATTCATGGGTGGCTTGACCGCGAACCATATTGGTTCGTCTGCTCTCGTCACTAATGCGGAGGCATAAACTATGGCTACTAACGATATTGTTCAGTATCTTTCTGCTGCGAACACAGCGAAGGCCGCGTCTGACCGGCGTGTGACCGAGACCTTCTACGCAGATGGCGCTATTGCTATCGGCGCTTGTGTCGCTTTCGAACTCACCGAGACTGGCGCTGACCGCGTTCTTCATGTTGTTGAGGCTTCCACCGCTGCGGCTGCTACCAAGCAGGCCATTGGTGTTATGATAGCACATGACGGAACTAGCGCGGGGGCTGTTGATGGCGACCGTGTAACGGTTGTTGTCAAGGGCTATTGCGAAAGTGCGAAGGTCGCTACGGACATTACTCAGGGCGCTGTCATCACCAGTGGCGGCACATCCGGCGTAGGTTCTCTCTACGACGCTGACGCGGCGGGACGCGATGAGCTTCCGTTTGCCCAAGCGCTTGAGGATGACACTGCTGGTTTAGCTGATGTCTGGGTTTTCGGGCTGTTTAGCTAACGATGGCTATTACTGTTACCAACCAGGCCAACCCTTTGGGGGCGCGGATGGTCCAAGACACAAACGCGAACGCCACTGCGGCTGACAACACGACGGGAGCCTCTGGCACCTTGTATTTTGTTGAGGTTGATAATACCAACAACGCCGGCGCTGTCTATCTAAAAATAGCAGACAGCGCTAACGCCACGGGAGGAACCACAGCAGCCGAAGTATGTTTGGCTTGCGATGGTTCTTCGCGCTCACAATATGTGTTTCCCCGAGGTATTAGTTTTGGAAGTGGCTTCAGTCATTGGTGTGTAACAGCACCAGCCGAAGCCTCCACCGCTAACCCGGGTTCTGCCGTTACGGTTAGATACATCACAAGCTAAACAAATAAGACATAATGCCCCGTCTAGGTTTCGACTTAGGCGGGGCTCTTTTTTATTAAATGACATTTCGTTTTAGACATAGGGAGAATACCGACGATGCCTAACCTCAGCCAGCTAAGAGGCCGGATACTAAACCAAATAGACTACACACCCACACCCAGCCAACAAATAAATAGCTACCTAAACTCGGTTATCAACGAAGCCTACAAGGAGATATGGTGTGACCGACCTTACACATTTAACATCAAAGAACAAGACATTAGGGTATGGCCCGACTTCTCTTCCAGCGATATTGCTTTTGCTTCTCCCTCTACAAATGTTCTTACATTTACTTTTGATAGTGACTTGGCTACATTTACTTCCCGCCCTTACGAGACTGCTGACCCCCATGTAAATGAAAAGTTTGTGGGAGCAATACTACAAGACGACCACGGTGTATCTTATACCATCACAAACTTTACTGCCTCCTCTGGTGTCGTCATCAAACTAGATAGAAAATACGAAGGCAACACTCATAGCACAGATGACTATAAAATATACCATCGCTGGGCTTTCTTGCCGCAAGACCTCATTGAGGTAATGGATGTATCCTTTCCCAACTACCCTATTGACGCGTCAAGGCGTGGAAAGATAGTGCCCATCCCCAGGAGGATAGATGTAAATGTCGACCTCAACCAAACAAGCACTGGTTCGAATAAGCCTACTTTTTATGTCCCTTATTCCCAAACTCACCTTGACCCTGTTAGCAATACTCTATCTATTGCTGCTACTGGTGCTTCTTCTGGCCTTGCTGCGGATACTTACTATTTTGCATACTCAGTAGTCAATGCCGAAAATGTGGAGAGTGGCCTTTGCGATGTAGGCAAAGTGACCGTCACCAACGAAGACCTCATCTCAGTGACTTTCACTAGTGTGCCGGCTGCTGCGGATGAGACTATGAAGCTTCGCTATAAAGTTTATTACGGATACAAAAGAGAAAACCAAGATACATACACCTTCTATCATTGGGAAACACTCAACGCTATCAAAGATGGAACTGGTTTCCCAACAACTGCTACCTTCTCCCCTACCATCCTGGCCGATGTGAAGAGGGGAGAATACGAACACAAGCGTTTTGCTGAGAGCGTCAATGATAAGAAAATAAGGTTTTACCCAAGACCCCAAGGTGTAGATAAAACCATTACCGTTGGAGATGCGAACTTTACCACCTCAAAGCAAACCTTCTGGCACCTGAGATATCTCTATAAACCTTACGAGTTGGTTGATGACTTTGATGTTCCAGCTATTCCCACTGCTTTTCATAACCTTATTGTTGAGAGAGCGCTTATTGATATTCACTCTAAGTATGGAAACGAACAGGCTTCTCTGGTAAGCGATAAGAAATACTACAAAAGAAAAAAAGTATTTGATGCGCGCTATGCTACTGAGAGAGACATTACCCTTCAGCGCTCGCGCAGCATGCAAGTCGGCGGAGGTATGGGTTCTCGTAGGTGGTTTGTTCCTACGGTCACCTATACAGGATAAGGAAAACTAAATGTCGGAGGAACAAAAAATAGCCTTTGTTTCAGGGCTAGATAAAACACCATACGCTCTGGGTGCCGATGATATCAAAAACCTGCGTTATGACGACACACGCTATTGTTGGTCTAATGATAGGTCCTATGTAGATATCCAGCACCCCGATACAGCCGCTGGTTCTGGTATTAGTCCATTGGCGGATAATGTCGTTGAGAGCATACACTCCCACAATAGGCACAAGTCCTCTCTCAATGTCCTTCTCTATGAAGACGCAGGGACTAGCACAGCATCTCTCAAAAGTTTAGAAGGAAATAAAAGATACACCCTTGCTACTGGACGGCCTATCGCAACAGGAAACACTCCATCCACTCAGTATGTTACCATTGGTAAATACACCTTCATCTTTAAAGAAGGCTGCGAACCTTTGCTCTACTATGGAAATGGCGCAGTGAGAACAGCCTTCTTTCACGGAAGACCAAACTCACCAGGCGTTCATCCTGGGTTTGGTAGGAAAGCAGGGGCTTTTGGCGATGCTGCCTTGGGCGACCTAGACAGAACACAAACGGTTGGCGGCGGTGGTAATGTAGTTTTTGATAGTGGAACTGGTATCGGTATGGCTGTATCCCCAGACTTAACTCATAATGTTTATGACGGCACAGGAACTTCGGACTATTCCATAGCGACCTACAACTCATACCAATACAGGATATCTTACATCTCTGATACAGGAGCAGAGAGCCCCTTGTCTGTGTTATCACAGCAATGCACATGGTCCATAAAAGGGGGCGAGAAGCAAGACGCCAATAACCTAGTGTATCGCTTCGGGGTCCATCTCAAAAACCTCCCCAAAGGCCCACCAGGCACCATGAAGCGTAGGCTCTATCGCACTAAGAACCAGAGAGAAGGACTGACTGGTTCGGGCAGCAAGGCATATTTCCTAACAGACATCTCAGATAATACAACAACCAGTTTCCTAGACCTTATCCCAGATGCTAGTTTGGGTTCGGCTCAACCCTCTCGCTTAGACAGTCAGCCTTTCCCCACTAACATTACATTAGGCGCTGCCTTTAGAAACCACCTTATTGTCTCAGGTTCCTCTGAGAACCCTAATGTGCTCTACTATTCCAGGGGAAGTTTCCCAGAACAGTTTCCGGTGCTAAACACAATAGATGTAGGAGGCGCCGCAGGAGGGGCCATTACGGCGCTTCACGCTAGCAATAATGTTTGCTATGTGTTCCGTGAGAGAGCAATAGAGATGTTAGTGACTAATGAGAGTTTGGAGTATCCATTTAGAATAGTGCCTCTTAGTTCTACGGTAGGCACCTATTCACCAGATAGTATTGTAGATGTCCCGGGTGTTGGAACTGTGTTCTTAGGACACGACAAGATGTTTTATAAACTATCTCGTGCGCCTGATGGTGTCTCTTCTTCGCAGGTCTTGGAACCCCTATCGGGTAAGATACTGGAACTAACCAACCGCATTAGCACAAACCATCTGGCTCGCTGTCATGGGGTTTATTCCAATAGAGACCGCGAGTATTGGGTCTCTTGTCCTGTGGATGGTAGCCCATACGCTACACTAGGTTTCGTATTCCACACCACAACTAAACAATGGTCTATGAGAAAGAATATTCCAGCAGGATGTTTCACTTATCTCCCAGAAGGGTGGGTTGCCTTTGGGTCCAACTCACTAAACAGCGACCTACCAGTCATGGATGGAACTGCTTATCCAACACAGAACATGGGTGTAATGGTTTGGTGTGGAGCAGAAGGTAATGGTTATGTGTCCGCAGACGACGGAGGACAGGTTGTTAGAGCCGCCACGACCGGTTGTAATGACTTTGTTTATGAAACAACCTGGATGAACCTGGGAGACCCACAGGCTATTAAGACAGTAAAGTCTATTACCCTCTATACCTACAAGCAGGTATCCGGTGAGAACACACTACGCTGTGGTATTGACTACAAGCCTCTGGTCGCCAATAATGCTATGGCCCTCCTAGACACCACCTTTAAAACATACAACTCTGAAAAGCCAACAGGAGGGGTCTATAACACAGCCACTATTGGGGGAGACTATAATAGTGGTGATGTAACAACTGTTGATAAGAATAGACTTTCAGCCAAGGAGATATGTTTGACCCGCATCAATAACCCCTTTACAGGGTATGAGGTGGCTGTTGATACTCCCACCAGAAAAACCGCTCCTCCTCGTTTATCTAAAAGAGCACAACAGGGCACAGGTGGGTGTCGGTGGTTTAAGTTTCGTTTGTCTGGGAACAACCCCATAGACATCGTTGGTTTCACTATTGAGTTTGAGGTCAATGGAGTTTATAAACAACTGAACTTTGCTGCCGGCAACCCTTCTACCCGAGACACCATCCAAAACATCATGGGACTTTAAAGATGAGAATATACCCTAATACCAATAGAATACAAGATAGTAATGATATCAAGGCAGAAGACATCAACAAAGAGGTTCGCTCTTGTTTTGACCTGGGTAATGGCGCTATTGATGAAAAGAACATAGAACTTGGAGACGCCAACCAGCCAAGTGATATTACAACACCGGGCACAGGAGTAGATAATAGAAAGTTTGCTAGTAAAGCGTGGTCTGAATACATCAAAGGTCCAACCATTGATGTAGCAACAGACTTTGACTTCACCTTTGATGATGATAACAGGACCGCTGTTCTTTATCGCTACTCCACTACTAAACACAGCGGAGTAGGACAAGGGGTAGTTTCAGGGCAGTTGCAGGTTAGATACAGTATCGCCACTATTGAGGGTTCTGCAACCGCCGTCCCTTACACTAAAAATGTATTTGAGACTGCTATGTATCACAAGCACTCCATCTATGCTAATGGACTAGTAGTTGGTGAAACAGATAATATTGCCGAAGGACCAATAGGGACTGTGAATATTCCCTTTTTCTTTTACCACCCAGGAGGCGACTTGGAAATATCTTGTTGGGCTGGGCCTACTTCTGGTGGGAAAGTATTGTATCCCACTAGTGGGTCATACCGCTACATCGTTGAGAACGCCTATTATTGGGCTACTGTGAGGAAACGCTAATGTCTATCAAAAGTTTTACCCCCTTGGAAGAAGGAAGAGTAGTCTCTGCTGCTGATATCAACAATACTTTCGAAGCCACTAGTGGTCTGGCTGGAACCATAGCCAGCATAAATAGCGAACAGATAGCCACAGAGGGCATCACACGAAGAGTGTGTAATACTTGGACCGACAGCTACTCTGCCGGCACTCCCTCTACT